ACTGATAAAAATATGTCTATATTTATAAATGCACTTATTCCAAAGATTCAGAATGTGGTTATACAAAAAATTTTCCAAATCAATTGACCTTTATAAATCCATTGATGATTTGCCAATTTATAATTTTCACAAAGTCATGGTGACTGATGATTTCAGGTTTTTAATAAAACACAAAATTAAGGACAAACAATATGCAATTAATATTGACAAACTTGGTGAGAAATGGGTGTCACATTATGATGAATATTTGGATCACTTTGGATTGTCAAAGGCACACTCCAAAATAATTGACCAACAAACAAAGATTGCAAAGTTAATCATCAAGAGATGGGAGAGGGAGGATAAATCACTTGAATCTGTTATTGAGATTGAGCAAATGAGACTAAAGGAATTGTCTGGAAAGCGAGAAAAAAAATCTACTTTTGAGGAGGATGTTGCAATCATTGAAAAATACAGAGGCATTGGAATGGATGCCAAAAAAACATCTGTCAAAATGTTTTATACTTACATTAAAATAATGGAAAAAGATGGCAAGGAAAATCAAAGAGTCTGACATATTTCAGGGTGACATATTTGCAAATGCAAAAAAGTCTGCTGACTCATATCTTGGTAGTTTAAATGCATTGCAAGGTGAATTAAAAGAAATGTTGACCATTAACAAAGCAATGTTGGATCAGTCAACAAAACAACTTAAAACAACCAGTGATTTGCAAAAGAGAACAAATGCCATTCAGCAAGTCACTAAGGCAGACAAAGGACTGGTTGAGGTTGAAAAGGAAAAAATCAGAGTTGAGCAAGAGTTGGAAAAACTTAATCAACAAAGACAAAAAACAGAGCAACAAAGAAACAAAACCATAGTTCAAAATCGTAAAGAGGAGGAAAGACTTGCAAAGATAAAAGCAAAGAATTTAAAACTTGCTAAACAAGAGGGACAAGCATATTCCCAGATGTCTAAAAAATTAACTCAATTGCGAAATAAATATAAAAATTTAGCAACTCAAAACAAACAAAACACAAAAGAGGGACAGAGGTTATTAAAGACCATTCAACAGTTAGATGGGAGATTAAAAAGAATTGACAAGTCTGTTGGTCAATCACAAAGAAATGTTGGAAATTACACAAGTGCATGGGGTAAATTAGGAATGAGACTCAAATCTGTTGCCAGTGCATTTGGTTTAATTGGTGGTGTCATGGGTGCGGTGGCAGTCATAAAAGGTGCATTTAATATTGTCAAAGAATTTAATCAACAACTGGCAAATTTAAAGGCAATCAGTGGTGCAATTCCAACTGAAATGAAAGCAATGGAAAAGAGTGCCAGAGAACTTGGTGCATCAACCAGATACACCGCATCTCAAGTTGCGGGATTGCAAATTGAATTGTCAAAATTAGGATTCAATCCTCAACAAATTTTGGAATCTACTGAGGCAATTTTGCAGATGGCAACTGCTACTGGTACAGATTTGGCAAATGCATCTCAAATTGCCGGATCAACACTGAGAGCATTCAATCTGGATGCCACAGAGATGGACAGAGTTGCATCCGTTATGGCAGTTGCAACCTCAAAGAGTGCATTAAACATGGAATTTTTACAAACTGCCATGTCAAAGGTTGCACCAGTTTCCAGTGCAATGGGATTCTCAATTGAGGACACAACTGCATTACTTGGAACATTGTCAAATGCAGGATTTGATGCATCATCATCTGCCACTGCTACCAGAAATATAATGCTAAAAATGGCTGACTCATCTGGTGATTTAGCACAGGCATTAGGCAGACCAATTAAATCACTTGATGATTTAGCACCCGCATTAAAAGAACTTGAGGAGTCAGGCATTGACATTGGAGAGGCATTGGAACTCACAGATAGGAGGAGTGTGTCTGCATTCAAAACATTATTACAGGGAACTGATGTAATGCTTGATTTAAGAGATGGGATCACAGACAGTGAACAGGCACTCAAAGACATGGCAAACATTATGGAGGACACATTGCAAGGTGATATTGACAAATTAAATTCTGCATGGAGTGAGATGATTTTGGGGACTGCTGACAACACTGATGGTGTGAATAAATTGAGAGGTGCAATAAGGTTTTTAACTAAAAATTTAAGCACCATAATACAGGTCATTTATTATGGCATTAAAGCACTCATAATTTTTAAAGCCACACAATTTGCAGTTAATACCGCAATGACAGTTGGCAGAGTTGTAATGGTTGCATATAGAGTGTCATTAGTGGCAATGAATAGAGGTGTGAAATCTGCAAATAGAATGTTAAAAATCTTTAATACAACAATGAAATCAAATCCAATTGGATTGTTAATTGCGGGTTTGACAACTGCAATTGCATTGTTGATGGATTTTGGAGGAGAGACAGATGAGGCAACAAAAAAGGCAGAGTCATTGGAGAAGGCAGTTAAAAAATTAAATGATGAATTTGCTCAATCAAAATCTGATATTGCAGACCAAACAAAAGAATTGGAGGAGTCTGCAAAATTGAGAATTTCTCAAATTAATAAAGAGATTGCACTATTAGAGCAAGAGGGTGCAACAGTTGATGAAATTGCTAAAAAAGAACAAGAGAAAAACAAAATCTCAGAGGATGCATTGCAACTACAAGTGGATCAATCAAAAATATTATTTGATGAGCAAACTAACTTAGCGGAGGAGAGAGCCAAAACAATCACCAAAAACATGGCTAAACAAACAGAATTATATGAACTTAAAGTAAAACAATTTTCTGGTGAGGAGGGGATTGCCAGTGAGAGAGCATTAAATTGGTTGAAAGCACACAGTAAAAAATATAAAGCATTACAGTCAGAAAATGAGGAAATCAATAAATCATCAGTAACACAACACGCAAATTTAAAAATTGCTGAAGATGAATATAAAGTATTATACAATCAATGGTTGATATTAAAAAATCAAAATGAAACCAGAGATATAAGAAATAATTTAAACAAAGAACAAAATAAAACTGTTGCATATTACAGGCAATTAATAAAAGATGAAAATGAGCAACTGGAAAATGTTGTCACATCCAGAAAACAAGCAAAAATACATCAAAAAGAGATTGTAAGATTAGAGAGACAAATCACAAAAATATTAGGTAGCAACAAAAAAGGAGGTGATAAAATAAATGATTCTTTAAAGAAACGTGAAGCCTACGAAAAGGAAATTAATAAACTTATAAAAGAGAGGAGAGATGTAATTGAGGCACAAAGTACTGAGGGACTTGACAGGCAACTAAACAGACTTGAGACAGAGATTAATAATGAGATGGAAAATGCTCAGGAAATTTCTAAAAATAAAGAGATTGTGAGAAATACAAATGATTTGGCAGATTTAACACAATTAAAAACATTATTGGATTTAAAGTTGGAATTGCAAGAGAGACAGATTGATGATTCTGCTGACTATGAAAAAATGAAATTGGAGGAGTTGTCAGATGAGAAATTGATTCAAATTGCCAAAGATGTAAAAGCCGAAAAAATTACTCAAAAACAGGCAGATGCATTAATCATTGCAGACCAAAAATTGTTGAGGGAGAAACTTGATTTGATTGACCAAAAAAGAGTGAATGACAAAGCCGAAATAAATGAAACTATTGTCAAAGAATATGAGGATTCACATCAGGAGATAATAGACATCACAAATGCAACAAGGGAGTCAATTCAAACAGAGGATAAAGTTGTTTCTGACAAAGATAAAGAGATATTGCAACAGAGATTGGATGCATATAAAGAATTTACAAATCAAATCATTCAATTAATTAACAAACAAACAGATGCAAAAATAAAAGCCATTGATAAAGAGTTAGGAGTCTCCGAAAAAAGAGAGGATGAGTTGAGGAAATTGGCTCAAAAAGGTACAATAACTGCACAACAGTCATTAGCATCAGAGCAAAAAAGACAGGCAGAATTGGAGAGGCAAAAGGAGGAGTTGGAAAAAAAGAAAATCAGGAGACAGGCAATTTTGTCTGGTCTTGATTTATTATCCAATAAAATTGATAATGATGAGCCAGATGCGGTTGCATCAACCATCAGAGACATTGCATCACTTATTGCAATAATATCAAATTTACCCGCATTTGCAGAGGGTACAGAATACATTGAGAGAGGCAATGCACCAAAGGGGACTGATAAAATAATTGCCAGAGTTGATGAGGGTGAGAGAATAATGACAAAGGAACAAAACAAACAACTCACAGGAATCTCAAATGATGAACTCACAAAGATTGCTCAAGATTATAAATTAGGATCATTTAATGATGTGCAATATATCAAACCAAAACAAAAAGAATTGCACACTCCATTTCAATCCACATCAATGATATTGGAGAAATTTGACTCATTACAAAAGACCATTGAAAACAAACCAATGTTGACTGAGGTCAAATGGGATGATATTTCACAAATGATTGTTGAAAAGGTTGAGACAAAAAACAGAATTGAAAACAGGCATAAATCATCAAAAGGAATTTTTTAAATGGCTGACAATAAAATCACTATCACATTAAATGGAGACAACTCCAGTGCAGTCAGAGAACTCCATGACATTGAGTTGTTGCCAACATTTGAGAATGGAACTGCACAGGCAAACATCACAACAACCGAATTTGAGTTTGTTAATGAATTTGCCCAACC